GTTGCCTAACTCTTACGGTGAACTTAATCAGGCGAATACCTACTAGGCCATGACCGACTTCAGGGGTACCAGTGCCTCGTTGTTCGGGGGCACTGCGACGTGGGCCTCGCTGTTCCTGGAGGAGGCGAACAGGGAGGACGACCTGACCGAGGAGGGCCTGACCAACGGGGCGGAGGTCGAGGCCGACGAGGAGCTCGGGAGGAACCCGGACTTCCTCCTGGAGGAGTCCGAGGCCAGTGCCGCCACCTTGGTCGTCAAGCAGGAGTACAAGGAGTCCGACTTCACCTCCGCCGCCGCCCAGAACAGGGACAGGTTCTGCACCAACACCCTGTTCCTCCTGAACTCGTGGGAGCACTTGCCCCTCAAGGTCCTGGAGGAGGCCACGGTGGAGGTCATCCAGAAGCTGAAGATGCACGGCTTCAAGGTCTACTACACGACCGGCTGGGGCCTCACCGGGTCCGGGTTGTTCCCGAAGATCTCCCGGAGGGTACTGGTCATCGGGCTCAGGTCGGTCATGATCACGCCCGGCGTCTTCAGCGCGGAGGAGGAGGGGAACATCATCAGCAAGGTGTGGAGCGTATTCCACAAGTTCAACCTGGCGGACAACTACAAGGGGATGTGCATCCCCTGGGAGGAGAGGTGCGTGGACATCACCGAGACCTCCGTGCTCAGCTTCCACTTGATGGACTTCAGGGTCGAGTGGATCATCTCGGTGGACACCATCTTGGGGCCCCAGGCGGTCGTGGTCGACCCGGACACGAAGGCGGTGGTGAACTGGACCAAGTACCACTGCCACGTCCTGCCGACGGCCATCGAGTGCTGGATCTGCTACCACCAGAAGGTGGTGCTGAGCTACACCGGGCAGCTGATCTTGCCCATGGGGTCGCTGGAGGGCCTCTTGAAGAGCAGGAAGGTGACCTACTACCCGCTGCCCGACGACTCGGAGGCCGGGGTGAAGCTGTTCGAGAACGACTTCGTGATGGCCTCCAAGATCACCACCCTGGACGACGACTGGACCGGGAGGGTCGTGAACAGGGCCTCTTTGCTGAAGCTGGACTCCACGAACAGGGTGAGGGCCGCCAAGGTGGAGCCGAGCATGCAGGACGTCACCACCGCGTCCAACTACATCCAGGGGAAGGTGGACATCCCGACCATCTCGTTGAACTTCGTGTCCTCGTACTTCCGGGCGCGGCACGACTTGGCGCTGCAGTCGGTGTTCGACATGCTGTCGCTCCCGTTCAGCAACGAGAAGCCCTTGGTGCTGTCGTTCCCCGACCTGAAGGGCACGCGCTGGGGGGCCATGACCCCGGACATCTGCGTCGAGTGGAACAGCCTCGACTTAGGCACCCGGAAGACCTTGAAGGACAACGCAGTGAAGATGGGCTTCCTGGACCCCTCCGTCAGGCCCACCCACTTGATCATCGAGGTGGGGGTCTCGTCCCGGCGCGTGGACATGGAGAACACGAAGATCATGAAGTACCGCCCCATCACGAACGACATCAACGCGAGGAGCAACGGGAAGTACGCCATCATCTTCATCCCGGTGGTCTTCTGCATGATCACGGACACGATCACCAACTCCGAGATCTTCACCGGGCTCCAGGTGGACTACATGCTCGACGAGCAGACCCGCCTGCGGGAGGTCCACAGCAACCTCATCCAGAAGCCGGAGTTCGTGAAGGCCATGGGGGAGACCTTCACCAAGCTGGACCAGGACCTCACCTTCGCGGACATCGACGAGCTGATCGCGGACGTGCGGTTCCCGGACGTCTCGTCGGCCCTCGGGTTCACCAGCAAGGACGACCCGGAGTACATCAGGTACATGGAGGAGATGTTGCACTTCAGCATGAGCCCGGAGGACGTGCTGAGGAGGGTGCAGTCCGACAGGGCCTTGATGAGGGACATGTTGGACCAGCTGAGCACCGGGAACGACGGCATCCTCAAGCCCGACGAGGTGAGGTCGTTCATGGGCACCGCAAAGCAGATCATCGGGGTGATCACCAACGAGGAGATGGTGGAGGCCTGCCACAAGAGGAGGGTGGAATTGGGCTTGGTGTCCTCCGAGTACAAGCGGAGCAGGCTGAAGATCGACAAGCTGATCAAGACCCCGGTGTACTCCCACGTGGTGCACTCCTTCTCGGGGCCGGAGATGTACACGGAGTCGGGCTGCTTGATGGCCGAGCTCCTGAGGGGCCTGCCGGAGAAGGACTACAAGAGCATGCCCGACGGAACCATCAAGATAAGGGGCCGGGCCCAGTCCAAGCCGGAGTGGTCCCAGAAGAACAGCATGACCGTGGACGAGGCCTTGGCGGAGGAGGAGAGCAGGGAGAAGATCGCCTCCAGGCCCGGGCAGGGCTTGGACAAGGAGGTGGTGGTCCGGGTCCAGGCGCACCTGAACTGGTGCTCGTCCAGCCCCCCCGAGGCCGTGCCCCTCCCGGGCATGATGGAGCAGCTGTCGAAGGTGAACAAGCTGGTGTGCTCGGAGGACAAGGACATCCTCTCGGCGGTCATGAAGTGCACCAACAGCAACATCTACAGGCAGGCGTTCTTCATGCAGAGCTTGACGGAGGAGCTCATGTACTTGGCCGGGAGGAGGTCGTACGACAAGAACAACAGGGAGAACAGCTGGGGGGCGTTCAAGATCCACTGGTTCGGCATCCTGGAGGTGCAGTCCGGCCCCCACTGGACCCCGGACAAGCAGATCTTCTACAGGATACACTCCACCTCCGAGACCGAGCAGGCCTCGATCGACGAGAACCTCGCCTACATGGCCAAGGTGACGGGGGTGGAGGTCAGCACCGGGACCAACACGTCGGGGCTCTGCCAGGCGACGGTGACCCCGTGGCTCGCCATGTCCTACGCGGACGCCAAGCACTACGTGAAGGTCTTCGACACGATCCTGCTGACCCACACGTTCCTGGTGGCGACCCACGTCCAGAGCACGCACTGTCAGTTGAGCTCCCTCAACCTGCTGGACCCCCTCTTCACGACCCCGCTCTTGCAGTGCCTGGAGCACAAGAGGGGGACCAGCACCACCCAGCAGTACAACAGGTACATCAGCCACAGCTTCTTGTCCCAGTACAGCGACATCTTGGGGATAGTGGAGGGCATCGGGAAGGACCCGATCAGGTCCGACTTGGAGGCCTACGTGACCGACAGGCAGCTGTCCTACATCGAGGACAACGCCCCCAACAGGAGCAGCTTGGTGGTGTCCCTGATGAAGAGGGTCTTGGTGGAGGACATCGAGAGCAACTACGACAGGGTGATGGTCCCGAGCATCTTCGGAGTGGAGATCAAGAGCATCGAGTACCAGTTCGTCATGGCCGAGCGCTACTACGGGAACTTGTTCAACAAGGACTCCGGGTTCAAGGGGCACAGGGTGAAGGCCATCTTCAAGAAGATGTGGGAGGTGCACTTGGAGTGGGAGAAGATCGCCAGCACCAACCACCGGAAGCTGCTCGGGATCATCCTGGACTCGGAGCGGGCGGCGTTCCTTGCGGGGAAGAAGGAGCCGTTCATGTTCTGCCGGGAATCCGTCTACATCGGGGCCAGGGAGGTCTGGGAGACCGTGGGCCACCAGGTCACCCCGGCCGCGATCCTCAAGGCCTTGAACGAGAAGGTCACGGCGCTGTGCACCACCAAGTCCTCGGTGGACGGCATCACGGAGGAGAGCAGCACCACCACCAAGCAGACCGAGGGGGAGATTAGGAAGATGGCGTACGAGACCCAGAGGATAAAGTTCCAGGAGACCAAGGCCACCACCTTGATCGAGCACCTGATGCTGTGCCCGAGCATAGGCATCTACTTCGGGACCTACCCGAAGCCGCAGATCGGCGGGCCCAGGGAGATCCTCATAATGTGCGGGGACTCCAGGGTGAAGGTCAGGCTCAGCGAGAACATCGCCCGCGTCATCTGCACCCAGGTGCCGGAGGAGATGCTGACCAAGGGGGACGACAAGTTCCTCAGGCAGGCCGCGGCCGACTCCATACTGCACGCGTCCATCCCGGCCAACAGGTACAGGGCGAAGATCATGGCGTCGCATAACACCGACAAGGAGAAGTGGGCCCCCACCTGGAACATGCTCCAGAGCATCTACATGAAAAGGGCGTTCGGCTACGGGGAGAAGTTGAAGAACTTGCTCATCTCGGTCGACTTGGCGTTCTTGAACAAGACCGTGATGGTGAACCCGACCCTCATGAAGAAGTGGGAGGACTTGAACAGACAGGAGATGGACCCGATCATGGAGTCGCTACGCCAGAAGACCTTGGAGACCGGGGGGAAGCTGAAGATCCCGTCGGGCTTCGAGCAGGGGATCAAGCACTACGACAGCAGCGTCTACCACACCTGCTGCATCTACTACCTCAAGCTGATGCTGCACACGATCAGCTCCAGCACGGACCACATGATGTCCATGTTCACCCTCGTGTCGTCCGACGACAAGACCACCAAGGTGCTCCTGGCCTTCAACCCCCCGGTGGACGGGAACTTCAACGTCTCCAAGTTCTTCGAGGTGTACATGCTCGTGACCTACTGGGTGGACCGCCTGTTCAACCTCAGGACCAACTTCAAGAAGTCGGGGCTGTCCTTCATAGAGACGGAGTTCAACTCGATGTTCATGATCGGGAAGAGGACCCTCCCGGCCCAGATCAAGGACGTCTACACGGCGTTGGAGATCGTGGACATGACCGTCCCGAGGGAGGCGGTGTCCAGCTTGATCTCCGCCGAGTCCAGGCTGATGGAGGGGGGGGTGTGCGAGATCGTCATCAAGCTCGCCCGGGTGCTGAACAGCCTGTTCCTGAAGAAGGCCTACGCGTTCAGCAAGGACACCATCATGGACGTGATGGTCATGCTCGGGATCGACGACGAGAACGACATCCCGTACCAGCTGGGCTTCCTCCCAGTCGGGAACGAGCTGGAGAGCTACATCGTCGGCCCGGACCTGTACATGATGAAGGGCTACGACAAGGGCATGTTGTCCAGGTTCTACGACAGGCTCTACTCCGGGGACTTGTCCGTGTCAGCCGCCCGGGCGAGGACCCGGCTCGGGGACAGGGCCGTCTTGATGGGGGAGAGGTACATGCAGCTGCCGATCAAGCACGACAAGGGGCTCGTGGCGATGGTGGACAGGTGGGTGTACGACCGCAGTGCCCTGGAGGTCGAGGTCGAGGAGAACTTCTACTCCTTGTTCCAGCAGGAGAGGACGTTCCCCGTGATGGAAGTGTACTTGAACCAGCTCCTGGTGGGCTTGACCAGCTCCTACGAGCTGAGCGAGACCATAGCCATGCACAGCCTGCTGAGGGCCCTCTCGATGACCACCGGGAACGTCAGGTTCTTCGGGTTCAGCAAGTCCGCGGACACCATGACCGCCACCGAGCTCGAGGACACCGTGATGAAGACCTCCGAGTTCGGGCGGTTGAACCTCCAGGAGGACACGAACGTGAAGATCACGGGAACCTGGGTGGAGTTCGTCAAGATGGTCTTGGACTCCAACCCGGTGGTGAACATGAAGAACCACCCGCACACCGCCCACATGCTCGGGCTCTGCAAGCTCTCGGACGAGTTCAGGGCCAAGCTCCCCCAGATGACGCTGAACTCCCAGCTCTACCCCCACTTGAAGATGAGGACGGTGACCATGGGACCCTCCAACTCCTTGCCCGTCGCCAGCGCCAGGCTGATGGTATCGTTCCTCCAGGGCAACCCCTTGATGTCCACCCCGGCCACGCGGCGCACGTTGGACATGATCGTCGAGTCCAGGTCGCTCGGGAGGGTCAGGAACTTCGAAGACTTCTCCTCCAAGCTGTTCCCGAACAGCCGGACCAAGCGGCAGGACGCGTACAGGTTCCTCGAGAGCTACGAGAAGATGAACAGGCTCCGCAGGAGGACGATGGTCATGGAGGGGCCCGACATGAGCAGCGCCTTGTCCAACCTCGAGACCATGCTGCGGTACAGGTCGTCCGTCAAGGGGGTGTACACCGACGGCACGATGACCCCGGCGCTGGCCACGAAGGTCCAGGCAGGGCTCGGGGCGGCGATGATGGTCTCCGAGACCATGAACCAGCTCTACAACAACTTCATGTGGGTCGCGCAGGAGTCCATCAGGAACATGGGGAATGCGGAGACCCACAGCTTGTCCCAGGTGAAGAAGGGGTCCACCTCGGCCGGCCTCTTCATGTCGTTCATGATGGGGATGGTGATCGCCGCCGGGAACCTGGAGGCGAAGGGGAAGGCCGCATTGCACGAGATCATGAGCCACTCCGCGCTGTACGTCCCGATCAGGAAGCACATGGGGCCCAACCTCGGGCTCGACTCGGAGACCACCCACTACGCCTGCATGAGCCGGACGGTGGTGGCGGTGAACACCGAGGCCTCGCTGCCCGGCTCCGTTCTGGTGGTCGTCTACACCAAGGACCCGACGCTCGACTTGCGGGAGTTCAACCTGTGCAAGGCCCTCTTGCACCAGGAGTTTCTGGACAAGCACGTGACCCCCGGGGTGATCGCGCCCCGGTTGGCGAGGAGCAACCTCAGGAGCAGGCGCCTGAGCATGGCGAGCATGGCGGTGACCCTCGTGCACTGCCCCAACATGATCATCTCCTTGCCCACGTTGGACGCCAGGGGACGGTCGATCTCGGTCCGGGCCGTGATGGACCTGGACGGGAAGGGGACGTTCACCTTGAACATGACGGCGTGCCGGATGCTGTGCTCCCTCAAGCACGCCTCCACGGCCGTCTGCCCCGTGCAGGACCCGACGGTGCGGGAGACGGAGCAGCAGACCTTGATGCGCCTGTTGACCAGCACAGAGGACATGTCCGAGGACGACGTGTTCAAGATGATGGAGGGCCTGGCCGAGTTCGGGGCGCTCTCCCAGCTGAGCGCGGCCTCGAACCACTGCACGCCGACGAACGACCTCCTCCAGTCCCTGGTCAGGAAGAAGGACAACGCCCAGCACACGGACCACGACTTGTCCGAGAAGTCCCTCTTCGCCCAGGCCACCAAGCTGAACATCAGCTGCAGCATGATGGAGACCCACACCACCTCGGAGAGCGACATCGGGATGATCCTCAGGGGGGAGCTCGGGAAGATCACCGACCTGACGCAGACGGACGAGGAGGCGGCCGCGGAGGTCTTGAACGGGGGGCTGTTCACCGCCCTCAGCAACATCTGGGACCAGATGCGGGCCGCCGCGGGGGAGGGGGACGAGGAGGAGATGGAGTACTTCATGAGGGAGTCGGAGGAGGACAAGAAGGCCTCGGTCTCGTCCCGGCTGGTCCAGGGCGGCCCCAGCAGCCTGGTCGTGGGGGAGGACATGGCCTCCGGGGAGCAGCCGGTGCAGCAGGAGGGGGGGGAGCCGGTCTACTCCATGGTCGCCAACCTGCTCAGGAAGAAGGTGGGGAAGATGACCATGGTGGACTCGTACATCCTGTCCTCAGGGGCGAACCTAGAGGACTTGAGGAGGTCCTACTCCAGGCCCGCGGCCATCCACGAGCTGGTGAACTACGTGTTCAGCAAGCACTTGAAGGACTTCGTGGTGGTCCCCGACTTGATGAACAACCGGTACAAGCTCCTGAAGAAGGTCACGTCCCAGATGGTCACGAGGGAGAAGACCCACCACACCGCCGACGACATCAGGCTCATGGCCTCCTACGCGCTGTACACGGAGCTGCTGGCCCACGCCTACTCCAAGATAGAGGCCACCGAGCACAGGCTGCAGTTGGTGAGCGAGGTCTGGGAGGAGTTCCCGGGCCTGAGCACGAAGGACGACGTGGAGCCCCCCCTCGAGGAGGACGCGCTCGCCCGCAGGATCTCGTGCATGAAGAAGGTGGCCTGCCTGAAGATCCTGAGGACGATGGCGTCTTGGGGCTACAAGACCGACTTCGGCAAGTTGATGGACAAGTCGGTCGTCCGGCTCCAGGTCTCCCAGACGGCGGACTCCTCGCCGATCATCTACACTAGCAGCCGGGTGAAGAAGATCCAGGAGGAGGGGTGGCAGGTGGAGGGGCGCTAGTGCAACCACGACTGGGAGGTGAGCTACGTGACCGGGGCCTGGCTGTGGAAGTGGAGCTGCAGCATCAGCATCATGAGGGACTTGTAGATGAAGTGCGTGAAGGAGATGGTCTTGATGCTCTAGTGCTACATGAGGCACATTCAAGCAGTAGTACAGGGTGGTGGTGCAGAGGTCCGCGGTCTGCTAGTGCAAGGACGCGTTCTTGTTATAAATAGG